CTAATTCATCTGACACAGCACTTACTGTGTCACAAGGCAAAACAAGCCTGTCTCACGCTTTGACTGTTGCTAGTGGTGGGGCAACAGTTTCTGCTGGCGGTTTGACTGTAACAGCAGGGGGTGCGACGGTTACTGCTGGAGGCCTGACTGTTACAGCAGACGGAGCCAATATCACTGGCGGTCTCACTGTTGATGGTCAAGCTGTTACCGGAGGAGCAAGTTCTACTTTGATTAAGGGTGCTTTTGAAGGCACCGCAGGTGTTAGTTACACCAACAATGACAGCGGCTCAAAAACAGAGTCGTTTACAGCTGTCACATCTACACGATCTGAAAATGTAAACATTGCCCTTAGTGGTGATAACTTGGCTGTTACAGGTTTGACTGGCGTTACAGGCACAAATTACATTATCCAAGTGTCTGGACCAAAATGCACTATTTCAAGTAAAACTGCTACAGGCTTTACTTTGACGTTGGCTGGCAACAACCACATTTCACAGCCTTCTAGCGGAACTACTACTATCAACCACACATTCCACCTTGGAATTATGATTCTGAACATTTGATGAGAACAAAACTACAGGCCGTACAAGAAGTATCGCGGAGACTGGGCAAAGCTGTTCCTACTGCTTTGGACACTGATGGGACCTCAACGTATTCATACATTGAAAAGGTCCTTGACGAAGCTAGTAACACAGTGCAAGGGGAAGGGTGGCACTGGAACACTAAATATGATGTCACTGTCCAAGCTCTTGGGTTGCCGCAAGGCCATATTGGAATTCGTGTTGACACATTGGAACTGCTTGATGACGGCGTTACATACGCCACCATCTACCATGTAGACACCGAGCCTTCAGAGGGAATGAATGTTACTCGCAGGAATACTCGCCTGTATGACCTGAAGGACAATACATACACGATTACATCGGACAAGAAGCTGCGTTACAGCTATGAGCTTGATTTTGGAAATATCCCTGACTCGTTCCAGTCGTGGATTATTGCCTTGGCTGCATTCAATTTCAACAGGTTTTACGCTAACAACAAAGAAGCTGAGGGGGCCTTGGGTCTGGAGCTAGAAAACTCCAGGCGGCAAGCTACTAGAGAAGAAATCCGTGCAGCAGACACCAATGTGTTGGGCACCTGGGAGATGCAGCAAATTCGCGGCAGACCTAGAATGAAAGACAGGAGCATCTACTGATGGCTAATCCAGTTGGTATGACTGACACTGATGCAGTCAATGAAATTGTAGAAACAGTAGGAGAGTTCCCTACGACAGCTTCAACTTTTTCTGCAACAGGCACTTCAATTTATGACCGAGCCTCGCAGTTTCTTAGGCGAGAAACCAAGAAGGTTTTGTCACAGGGATGGCCTGAAAACACTGTTACTAGCAAGCGGTATGTGTTGGCTGGTGGGGCAAATAGCTCTAAGGCAGAACTAGGCAGTGGCACTGACGAGCTTATGGAACTGGCCATTAGAGGAGCCGGTCCTGACGCACACAAGACACTTGTTATTAGGCATGACGGCGGGACCAATTTTATTTACGACATGGACAATCAGACATTTGATCACACGGCTAATTCGCGTACAGATGTTTTTGTCGATGTTGTGCACGCACTTGACACAGAAGCAAATTACTGGGGCTTTGAAAACTGTTCCCCTACATTGCAAGATGTCATTGTTGCTAAATGTCGCCTTGAATTCCAGAGACGAATTCAGGGCAACCCAGAGCATGACCAGCAGCTTATGCAGGAATACGCTCAGGCAGAGCAGATTGCCTTGCGCAACATCCCTGTTACTCAGCAATCTTTCAACGTCCAGCCCATGCTGGGAATGATGCAATCTGATAGGCAGCAGCAGCAGCAATGAGGCAGCCATTCATCGAAAAAATCCCCAGCTTGGTACAGGGGATTTCACGTCAAGCTCCTACAGTCCGGTTTCCCGGCCAGGTGGCAGACGCTACTAACGTGTCATTTAGCGTTGTAGACGGAGCTAGAAAGCGGCGAGGCACCACGCTGATCAAAAAGCTGTCTCAAGGCAATGCTAATACGGCATATAGAATTCACGCCATTGAGCGGGATAAGAACGAAGAGTATGCTGTCATTTACGGCGGCGGCCTTTTGACTATTGTTGACATAAACACTGGAAACCAGAATAGCCCTGCGCAACCCGGCTACGTTTCTGGCGGAACTATTTCAAACCGACGTTTTGAAACTATTGCTGATTCTACGTTTGTCCTAAACACTGAAGCAATTCCAACTTGCCCAGACACTGGTGAACAAATTTACAACCAAAACATGCCGCATCTAATGACGCGGGATTCTTATAGTTCATCAGGTTTTTCATTTAGCATTAGTCAAATTGATTTCGATCAAAGAAGCAGACACCGGCAAATCATCAAACGGCGAACTGGAACTAACTGGGCCTATTTGACATATACGCCTGCAAATGGTTCCCCGTCTACTTCTTTGCCGTTGCTTTACGACATGGGCTCACACTATGTGCAAAAAGCCCTGCAAGGGAACGGCAAAGAAGCTCGTGACACGATGGATATCTTGCACGAAACAATAACATATAGCTTCAGCAGCTCTGTAAGTGTTGATGGGGTTACAAGCAGCACTGGTAATCAGACTGCATACCCTAGTTATCCAAGTGGCATGGGAAATGATCCGCCTAGTCAATACCAGTTTGTTCAAACTGACCCGTATCCAAACACAATTTGGTCACGAGTTTGTGAGGGAATGAGCCCTAATGGAGAAGGTGGTGGGCCTTTTCCTTGGGGAAAGGTTATCGTAAACGGGGGACCGTTGAACAAAGCTGACACAGTTGTCCTCTTTAGTCCTGATTTGACTATTGATGGAATCCTGAGTGTAAATGGAACAACAGTGGAAATTGGTGATAATGACACTGATCCGCCGCCGCCATTTGTCATGGACCCGATTACAAAGCTGCCTGTGGGAAAGCCAATTAGTGACATCAGTTCTATTAGAAACAGGCTTGTGTTGTCTACTGGCGAATACCTGTGCTTCAGTTCCATTGACAACTTTTACAACTTCTACCTGGAAGAACCGCCAACACTTACTGACGCTGATCCCATTATTGCCCAGCTTGCCGCTGATGATATCTGCAATGTTGACTTCATCTTCCCGTTCAGAGGAACACTGTTTGTGTTGACTGGTTCTGGGCAGCAATTTGAGCTAAGTAGCTCAGATGTTCTTAGTCCTACTTCTATTTCAGTTACACCAAGCACACGGTATGAAACACAGCCAGTAAGACCAAGGTCTATTGGCGACAAGCTATATATGGTTGGTTCTGGCAATGACTTTAGCACTTTGCTGGAGTATTACCATGTTCGTGATGCGGTTTCAAACACAGCTACAAACCTGACTTCTCACGTTGACAACTTGCTGCCTAAGACTGTTACAGGCTTAGCTACAGCACCAAACCAGGAAATGGTGTTTGTTCTTCCACAATCACAAGCCGACCAAACTGAATACACAATTACATCTGACGCAGATGCAACTGCTGGCGGCGATTCAGGAGTTGGTGATTTTAATGTGGCTGCTAACTGGGATAGTGACACTGTTCCAAGTAGGTGGAGCAACATTATTTTGAATCATGATCTGGAAATGCTAGGCGAAGACCAGCTCAATAACGCTGAGCCAGTTGTATCTGTAGACCAGTCAAAGATTTATGTTTACCGCAGTCACACTGTGGGCAATGAACGGCAACAATCAGCCTGGGCTGTGTGGGATTTTGGTGATGACCGAATCCAAGATGTGGCTGTTTATGATGACACACTGGTAATCTTGAGGTTTTCTGTAGACGAAGGTAGCCTCGTACTTGACAAGATGAACCTTTCTGAAGTTCCGGATGTACCGGACAACTCAGCGTTCAAGTTTGAACCATGCCTGGATCACATGACTTACTTTGCCACACCTACAGGATCAAGTGGATCAGCAGAGTCTGGCTATACAGCAACTTTCACAACTGTTGATTCTAAGGTTGACAGTGTTGTGTTTGAAGACGGAACTGAATACGCCCTGTCGTTCAGCTCTGGAACTGCAACTGCCACCGGAATTGTGGCAAATCCAGCGGCCTTGAAGTCTTATATTGGTCGGCGTGTCAACGCAACTTTAGAGCTGAACACGGCGTTCTTGCGTGATGACGGCAACAGGCCTATGACCGAAGGCCGCACACAGCTGTCTAAGTGCGTGGTGTCGCATCGTAGAAGTGGTGATTACAACATTACGGTCACTTCTGAACAACTGGGAACATCAAGAACTGTTGATTTTACTAGGCCAGATGTGACCAAATTAGATCAAGGTGAGCACACTGCGTGGTGCCACGGGAAGAATGATGAGGTTACTATTACCTTGAAAAGCCAGAATGCACAGCCAGTTACATGGATTGGAACTGAGGTGCATGGAAACTATTACACGGAGTTGCAATGATTTGCAGCGTCATTGAATCAAAAAGAGATCACATTCCTTACGTTGCTGAAAATCTGAGGAATGCTGATCTAGATGAGCTTGCTGCAACAGGCACTGTAGATCCTTACAAGGCTTTGACAAACGGTTTTGAAATGTCTAAGCCTAGTTGCTACACATTCGTTATGAATGACTTACCTGTAAGCATGTTTGGTGTAGCCCCATTTGAGTGGCAGCCTAACTCTGGGTCAATATGGATGCTGGGAACAAATGACGTTACTGATAAATGCTCTTTTCATTTTCTAAGATGGAGCAAACGATTTTTACCAAAACTTTTGGAGCCTTATGACATGGTGTGCAACATCGTAGATGCCCGAAACACTGTCCATATTGAATGGATCAAGTGGCTGGGTTTCAAGTTTTTGAGGCCTATAAAGTTTGGTCCACAGAACCTGACCTTTTGGGAATTTGCGGAGACAGCAGATGTGTGAAGCCACAACCATTGCAACTATTGGACTCATTATTGCTGCTGGCGGCGCAGCTTACGGTGCGTATTCCAGCATTGAACAAGCAGAAAAGCAAAATGAGGCTATTGAAAACCAGCTAAGGCAAGCTAGGGAAAACATGGCCAGTAAGACTGCTCTTGCAGAATCAGAAGAGGCCATGATTGAAGCACAGGCTTTGGAAAATCGTGACATTCTGGCTAAGCAAGAAGCACGCAAAGCTGCAAGAGCACGCGGCACAGCTAGGGCCAGCTTTTCTAACAGCACTATTGGCATGACATCAGGTGCACCGATGGCGGTGGTTGAAAACATTCAGACACAAACTACGGAAAACCAGGCACTTGCATCTATTCAAGCGGGCAGAGAAATGTACGGAGCCAAGCGAGCCCGTGCTGGCCAAACAATTAGTGCCATGTCTGAATATGACTCAGTTCGACTGCAAGCGTTGGCTGGTGTAAGGAACGGTCTTATGGACGCTATTGGCGGTGGCTTGAGCGGATTGGGCACAGGGCTGTCTATTGCTTCTTCGGGCCTGTCTATGTATGGAAACTATAAAGGGATGAAGGAAAAGGGCTGGTAAACCTTATGGCGGCAAAAAGAAATGTTACAACGCCTGTAGGCGATTATGGAAGCGTTTCTGGCGCACCTTCTATGTCTAGCGGTGCTTCGGTAAATCTTAGAACCCCAACCGCCGCCATTCCAGACAGTGCTAATAAACAGCTTTTTGAAGCTATGCAGCAGTTGGGCAACGTAGCCTATCAAGCCGCTAGTATTGGCAACCAATTAGCAAAGCAACAGGAGCCACCAGGTGCTGGCAGGCGGGCTGCTGCTGCTGGTGCAGCTGCTGGAAGAGCTGAAACGATTGCTAAAGAAATTGAAATGGGTTTTGCATCTGGCACGGATGTTGAGCTGTACGACATTGCTGCTCAAATCAAGAACAACCATCCTGAAATGCCTTGGCCGCAAATTGCAGACTTGGTTGCAAACAAATACATGGCAGGGTTTGCTCCTGACGCAGAAGAAAATCCTGAAAAGCACGCAGCCTTCATGGCATACCAAAACAATGTTGCCCAATCAATTTTGAGCTACAAGGTTGGCGTGATTGAGCCTGAGCAAAGACAAGCTGTAATCAACAGCCAGGTTAGGTTGCTTTCTATAAATGCTCCCTTTTTCGGCAAAATGATGTTTGGAGATGGGGCTTCTGGTGGGCGTAAGTTTGATCGAATGCTTGCTAATGTTCGGCGTGGCGACCCTTTGATGGGGGGGCTCACAAGAGAGCAGGGTGCTCAGATGATCACAGACGCAGCTGAACTTGCCGCAGAACGGGGCGACATTAGCTACGCAGAAGAACTAATTGGCTTGTTGCCGGAAGATCAAATGGAGCTTCGTATAACTGCAACAGAAGAGTTGCGTGAAATCCGCTCCGATCATTTGGACAAAGCTCTGGCAGCTAAAGCCATCAACCCAAACGATGATACTAAGTGGAGCAGCATGGCCTATGAGGTTGAACAAATCGAACAAGGCGACCCAAAGGTGCAAACAGGCACGGCAAGCAGGATTGCTGTCAGCGTAAAATCAGGCATTGAAATGAACCCTGAATTGAAAACGGCCAAAGAACGACGTGCTGCAATGGCTGATTTTATTTCAAAGGAATACAGAGATTCTGAAGGTGTGATGCAAGATGTGTTTGAAGTAGGGGGCCCTATGTGGGATGCCTTGCAAGAACAACTGGCCAAAATGCCAACCGAAGCTGATGAAGCTGCCGCCGCCGCAGCTCTAGTAAGAAACAACGAACACAGGGTAGATGAGGTTATTGCTTCTGTTTTGCTGAACACCAGTAGCGGCAGGCCTGGAACGGCTGATCTTGCCGGATTTTCTGTACCTGGCAAAGCAACTCCGATTGCCACTTTTGATGAGGCTCGTTCATATCTTCGTGAAATGCCCGGAGGAGATGCTAACGTGCTGAAGTTGCAAGACGCATTGGCTAAACAAGAGGTTTCTGCAACACAGTCGCATCAAGACAGTAGATTTGCAGCTTTGACAAAAGACATTTATGGGGCTGATAGTGAATTTGCTCTAAAAGAACAACGAAATGCTCTTATTACTGCATTGTCAGAAGGTGAAATTTCTCGTGACCAATTCACCAGTGCCATTGCCAGAGTCAATGAGCGACTTCCTAAGATTACACTGATTCGGCACGCCGAGTTTCAATCAATGCGTGAGTCAATCGTGTCTGGCATGTGGGATGAGCTTGGCGGCAAAGATGAGTTGGACCTTGCACTAGAGCCATCTGGTGCTGAAAGAAATGTCACCAGAGCGTATGAACAGCAGTTGCGTGCTGAAATCAATGCAGAGTGGAATGCTTGGGCCGTTACAAAAGACGGCACTGAAGCTGGTATGTATGACAAGATGGAAGAAATGCGTGACAAATACTTTGGCAAAGTAAACGATAATGGCGACTGGGTTCCTGGCCGTGCAAGAAAGCTGGCCGAAGAAGTCAACGCCTTGATTGACGCAGAAGAAAAGCTACTTCAAAACAAACCAACAGGTAATATAGATGCTAAATGAAGACCCGATTATTGATCCTACAGAAGAGACCCCGGAAGAAGTTGTCGCTGAGGAAACAGTGGCTCCAGAAGCTCCGGTTGAGCCAGTAGGATCAGAGCCAGCTGAGGTTACTTCGGAGCCTACACAGGAAACTCCTGTTCCAAGGGCTGATACAAACGCATTTACATTGCCTCCTGCACCTAGCCAAGAGCCCCCTGTGCGAAACAACACTAGGGCTACGGCAATTCCTACGCCTGAAACAATGGAAAAGGCTGAACAAGAAGGGCCTCTGAGTTTTCTTGCAGACAAGGATTTCTGGACAAAGGTAGGACATGAAGCCTTGTGGGCATCTGTGCCTGGTGTCACCAGCTCACAAGCAAAACTAGCATCTGATGTTTCTCATGACATCACCAATAGATATGGCGGCAGTGGCCTTCAGTGGTACTTACAGGGTGCTCGCATGATGGGCGAAACCCTTGGCTATGGCGGCGAGCTTGCGATTGGTTTTCAGCAAGATGTAATGGGTGCTGTAAACAGTGTCTGGGATTTCTTTGTTGTACCTGCAATCAGGATGCAAAGCACCACTGGACCTTTGAGTTTTACTAATCTTGAAGTAGATGTTGAGTGGACACCTGAAAACGCTGCTTATTCCAAAAACCCGTTTGATCTGTTTGAGTTGAACATCACGGATCATGGCGAATTTGCAGACGGACATCCTCTTATTCCAGATGAACTTTGGTTTAGGATGTCTGGACAACAACAGCTCATCGACTATAGAGGCTTTTATAGAGAGCCCAAGAATGTTGGACGTGCTTTGACTCGTGGTGCTGGAACAGTCTTGCCAATGTTCGTATTTTCAAATTCTCTCATTGGCTCCACAGCAAAAGCTGCTAGGGGCAGAGGCTTGTTGCCAGGCCTTACAGGTCCACTTGAGAGATTTGCAGGCCGAATGTCGCAAAGTGCCGGGGCCGGTGCTGTAGTAGACATTACCGTGTGGGACCCCCACGACGGCAATATGTCTGGAATGTTTCTAAGTCATGGCCTTGAAGACACGCACTGGGAACCACTTTTGGGATTGCTCGCCACAATGCCAGCGGAGCCAGGCGAAAGAATGGGGTGGTGGGATAGACAAGTTGTAAGAGGCGGCAATTTGGGCGAAGGCCTCATTGTTAGTCCTTTGGCAGACTCACTTGTTGAGGGCATCATGGTTTCCATTCGCGGACTTGGCGGAGTTGCTGCTGATGCCGCTCTTGACCCAACCCAAATGAGGCGCATTCCCGGTACTGACTCCTACGTCAACCCCGGAGCAATGATTCAGAGTGCAACAGGTTACGCAGAGCGAGTTCTTGGTGATATTGCTCAGCGTAAGGTTGAAGTAGCTATTGCCACCATCACTGCAAGAACCCTTAGAAAGCAACAGCTTTACAAAGAAGGAATTCCTTCTTCTGAATGGGAAGGAATTCTTACTAAAGAAGGCTTTGGGGCTGACACAATCAACATGAAATATGTGTTGCCAGCATGGGCACAGATTATTTCTGATCAATTTGAAATTGCTTTTGAAGACGCAGAAAACCTCATGCGTGTTCTTCTTGCTGGAGGAGTTGATCCAGCACTAATGTCCGCAGGTCGAGTAGACGAAGTTGTGTCTCACATCAAATCTACCCTTGCTGGAGAAAACCCAGGTGCGTTGGCACCAGCAGCTCCTATGGCTCGCCCTACTACTACTACTACATCTGTAGACATGACTCCAGATGATTTGGATTCAATGCAGACACTTGATGCACTGGTTGATAGGGAATCACCACTTGTGCTGAATCAAGGCGGCATTCCCATTAGCGGCGCAGAACGAGCCGAGTTTCTTAGTAAACAAGGGCTTGTGGACATAGAACCTGTAATTGATCCTCTTACAAGATTAGACCCAGAGTATGACACGGGCAAGCCAGTAGGCACTCCCGAATCTGCTTTCCGCCTTGCAACAGAAGATGTCATTGAAGAAAAAGCAGCTCAAACTGGAACTGTAGGCAAGTATGGAAAACGCTATCTGAGTCGTGATGATCTAATCAAAGCTGTCATGGGGAGAAAGAAAGAAGGCCCCAAAGTAAGTGAAGACGAGCTTTATTTTACAGACTTTGAAACCAAAGTAGACTTGTATTTGTATCAGACACGTCTATTGGAAAATATGTCTGACCAGCAAAAGGCTCTTCTAAATCAAACCTCAGCGTTTGACCCAAGCCTAACAGGAGAATCCCGACTAGATAGAGGTTTCCTAGAAACGCTGGTATCAGATACACCTGAAGGTCTAATTGACGTAGGAGCTTTCAGGCTTTGGTTCAGAGACAACCATGATGTTGGACTCTATCGCTTTACTGAATCACAGTTAGAAGGCGGGATGCCAGAGTTTGCCCAATACGTTCCTGAAGGTCGTATACCAGGGACATACGAAACCAATTTGTATATTGCTTTGCCAAGACAGCACAGGGATGCAATGGAAGGCTGGGAAGTTGTTCAGGTGCAAGGACAAAAGAACAAACCCGTACATGGCCAACATGCTTACGCTTGGAATAAAGCTAAAAATGACGGCTATGAGCATTACTCTGCGGGCTTGGAGCCATCAGGTGGTTTTAGGGCCACATCAACAACTGATGTGAGGGGCACGACTCGTAGCCATATACAGGCTCGTTATGAAGACCTGGCAAGGAGGCAGGCAAAATACAACCTTCCAGATAGATTAATAAGAACTATTGACAATGAGAGGTCTGCTTTACAGGTTGGACAGGCACAAGTCAACATCAATCAATTTGGAGACGACCGCCTCGTTGAATGGACCGGAACACGCTTTGAATTCGGCCCCCGTTGGACTGATGTAAACCACGATCAGCTTATGGTGAGCGTAGATGATGCCTTGAGCAGAATACAAAATCAAGCAACACTGATAGTCCCAGGAGCCTATGAACGAGGCCCTCTGGCTGGTAGTTCTTACCTTTCTGACATAAGAATTGATGACAATGGTTTTGTTTATATACAAGTAGATGGCCTGCAACCTGAGCAGCCATTTACTTATCATCATCTTGCTAGGGCAAGAAATTTCTTCTACCGAGCTGATGCTATCAAGACTGAAATGGTTGACGCTACACGCTACGCCATCAAAGATCCCCTTGGGCAAGTGTCTGGGGAAAGCTGGAGTAAACGCGATGCTGCTATGGCTATGTATAACACGATAAGACGTGACCTTCGTGGCGACAGCACTGCTCTAAATACAACTCCACATTTCTCTCATGACCCTATTGTCTTCCATGTTCGTCAATACCAAAGCAACATAGTTACTGGTGACGGAGTAAGTGGAAGGGCAAGAATTATGCTTGAGGCTCAGTCTGATGCCGCAGCGTTCCGTCGCGGGCAAGGGTCAGGCCCTACTAACACTTCCAACCGAGGCAACCCAAACATTCAACAGTTCATTGTTGACAACGCACAATGGGATGATAAGGTTGGCCTTTTTCGTTTGACTGATGACGATATTCGTCGTGCATACGGAAAAACAACGTCTGAAGATTTGATTGCAACCGGCATATTTGAAGAGTCACAACCTATAAGCCATAAGTGGGTTCATGCTGAATTTGACATTCCTAACAAGGGGGCATTGGTACAAGAGACTGGCAAGAAAAAAGGCAAGCCATTTGCTCTTGCAGTTGAAGGTGATTCCCGTTTTTCCAAGATGCTAAGGCGTAAATCCTTTGCAACAAAAGAAGATGCTATTGAGTATCTGACCAAGCTAGAAGAGCGTGAAAATATGTTTTCTCGTTCTGGAACGAGCCGGGCAGATTTAGGTGTACGCCAAGAGGGCCACCGTGATGCCCTTGAAATGAATTCTGTTCTGAGATACGCAAGGACTAAATGGACCGGATTAGGACAAGGCAAATACGATGGATGGTTCATAGACATCCAACAATCACCACGCTCACAGCGTGTTGGCAGAGATATGTCCATCAATAGCCAAAGTACGGCTACAAGCCCTGGTCTTATGAGAAAAGATGTAGGGGTTA